CGTATATAGCATCTTCGTATTGTGCTATATACGTTATCATTCTTACAGTAACTAAAGTAGCCATAACTAAGTCATCACTTCCGCCCGGTTTTGCCGCAAATGTTGTACCTCGTGCCACAAATTCTTTTAATTCTCTAATAATATTTTTACTGCGTAATGTTAATTTACCGTTTTCAATTAACCGTTTCATTGCTAACGCACCTTCCATTTTATTCTTATGATGTGTATGGAAACCTTTTCTGCCCTTTTTGCCTTGAACTTTATTAGGTTCATGTAAGAATGTACCTGGGAAACTTTCCTCGCCGGTGTCTCTAATTACAACAAGTGCCGCTTCGCCTATTGCGTTGTTCTCTACTGTCCAATATATTTCATTAGCACCGTAACTTTTTATTTCTTTTGCTATTTCTCTTAGCAGTTTAACTTGACCTTCGATAGGTGTTTTATTATGTTGCCATTCACACACTTGATTCATACTAGGTAAATCATAACACACAATAGCCGCATTATCGCCACCTGTTCCTGTACTTGGGTCAAGTGTTATAGCATATATTTTTTTTGGATCTATTTGTTCATACCAACGTATTTGCCCACTACGTCTTATAGGTTCTGTGCCTTTCATGTCAACTAATTTAAGTGAGTCTATTAGTGTTTCATCGTATATAATAAATTCACATTCGTGTTCACGTCTAAATCTTTCTTCACCAATTCTGCTACGTTCTGCTGTTGCCCACAGTTCGTCTCTGTCCGGGTGCTCTTGCCAATTTACACGAAATGCTTTAAAACCATTTGTGCCCACGTCTGTTTCTTCGCCGAAATCATCTGTTTGTTGTATTGCTTGATGCCAAATATTAGCAAACGTATCGTCGTCACTGTTAGGTGTACTTGTAACAATACACTTACCGCCTGTACTTAATGTAGGTGATAGTGCTGTCCAAAACTCACTTGCTATACGTGGTGGTACAAAAGCAAACTCATCTAAGTATACCAATGACAAGGACATACCACGTCCAGTGTTTTCAGTTGTTGTAGCACTTACTATTCTGCTACCGTTGTCAAAACTTAAACTACCTTTGTTGTATTCTGTAACACCTGCTCTAATGTGATCAGGTACACTTTCGTATGCGTATCTAATACGTTGCATGATCTCTTGTGCGCCTGTGTGCTTATGTGCCGCTACTAGTATTGTGCTGTCTGCAATAAACATAGCATACCAAAGTAAGTATGCGGCCGCACATGTTGTTTTACCTGTTTGCCTAGGTAACATGTTTATACTGTATCGATATTTTGAGTAGGTATGTATTAATCTTTCTTGGAACTCAAAAGGAGCAAAGTCTATACCACCTTTTGTAGGGTGCTGTATTTTTACAAAATTAGACATAAAGTATGCTGGACCATCTATAGGATCCATACATTTAGAAATTTGTTCAATGTGGTCTTCAGTAAAAGATTGCTTGGCAAATGCTTTTTTTGTTAGACTATAATCCTGCGTTCCTTGTGGCATGCAGTTATTTATGTGGGTTTTGGGTTAATTTAAAAGTTTAAAGGCTTTTGTAACGATTCATTAATGCGTTAAGAATCTCTTTCTTATCGCCGCCAACTGAGTCGTAACCGTGATCACCTTGTGGTTTGAGACTAATAACTTTCATCTTAGGCTCTTCGTCATCACAACACTCTTCGTCGTCCATTTTCATTTCTGGCTCTTCGTGATCGTGTTCTTCGTGATCATGTGCTTCAGGCTCATCTTTGTCAATTCCAGCAAGTTTTAGTATCTGATGTAATTCATCCATACTGTCTGCGTTTGCTGTAGTTGTTATAGAAGCATTGCCTTGCTTTTGAGTTTTACTGTAAGTAACTCTTTCTTCTGTTGAATCGTCTTGTGCGCCTGGCATGCCATATGGTGCCGCATTATAAAATGCTTCCATGATGCCTCTCATTTGATCTGAATTATTCATTATTGACTTACCGGTCCTTGATTGATATCATATGAATTACCTTGTACATTTGGCTTATGTGCTAAACCAATTGCGTCTGCTAATCCCTTAAGATCGTCGCCCATTAAACTGCCTTTAGTTGGATAATTTTTGAAGTAATCAGCACCTTTGTCATCTCTAATTTTCATAAGTTCAGCAATGAATTTTTCATTAAATTCTTCACCATATAGACCTAATTCGTCTAAATCTAAAAATTGTTGTTCTCTTTTGTAATGTGCTTGATCGTCATTCATTAGTTCAGCATCTTCCATCGATACTTCTCTGTCTTCGTCATGATCTTTTATTTCTTTAGTTATATTATCTTCTAATTGTCTTGGACCTTCTGTAGGTTGTATAACAACATTTTCTGGACTAACACCTAGGTGTACTGCTACCCATACTTCTAAAAGTCTTTCATTTATTGGGTATTGTAATACAACATCACAACTGCTTACTTCTGTTGGATACTTAATATCCTTATGTTTGAAATCTAAAGGTTCTTCTTGAATAGGAGTTCTATTAAATGAACTTACACTTTGAACACCATACTTACCCAGTATGTTCTCTATAAATGTTGCGTCTTGAGAACCGTAGTCCCCAGCAAGTTTAATTCGGTAACTGAATGATTTTGAAAAACTTTCAGTGATATATTCTTTAAATGTTTTAGCCATATTATATAATCTCCTAACGTACTTATTTATCTTTCTTGTTTAAAAAACTGAGTAATTGATTTCTGTCCATTACAGCACTATTGTCATTACTGCCCGAATTAGTGCCTTCCATTGCGTCAATACGCAATTTTTTTAACTGTAGATCTATCATACGCAATTTTTTATCTACTTTAGCATTTTTACTATCCATTGCTATTTGTAGCATTTTACCTGCTGTTTCGAATATTCTACCAGCATGGGCATCTTGTACGTTCATGCCTAGACTCATTAGTTCTTCGTAACTATCCATTGCTCTTTCGGCAATATTTTCCATATCGCCATCGTGCTTTGTAACACCTTCTACAGATGGTAATGCTGAATCAATTTTTTCTGCGTTAGTTAATGCTGTTGTAACAACTTCTGCTGGCGTACTTGCGATAGGTGTCGCTTCGGGCTCTATACCTACCTCTATAACATCTTGCTGAGATAGTTCTTTAAGTTCGTCCATTGATGGTAAGTTAAACTCTTGCTCTAGTTTCCTGGTCATGCTATTACTTATCTTTTCCGTTTCTTGGTGTTGGCATATATGTGATTCTCATTTAGCACCCTGAAACGAATACCTTTGCGTTGACACCACTCGTTTGCCGCTGTCCACTTTGCCATATTAATCATTACTTGAACTTTTTCTGCTTGTCCTCTTGCTTGTTCTAACGTTGTTTGACTACCCGGTTTAATTTCAATTACTTCCATGTGGCGTTTGCCGTGCTTGTCTGTGTACATAACTGTAAAGTCTGGAACATAAACTGTGTGTTTACCTGTTACAGGATGCCTGTAAGGTATTTTAATATTCTCACTTGCCCATTGGGTAATGTACGGGTGATTGTCGCACATTTTCATGAATGCTAATTCCCAACTACTTCTGTAGTAAGGACTTTTAGCACCTACATATTTTTGTGTATTTTCGGGCAAGTAATTGCCCTTAAGAAATTTTGCCATTACACCCTAATTAAAGGATCAATGAATTTGTTTGCTGTGGATGATTTTTCAACTTTAAAGGATACATTGTTAGGTAATGTGCTGTTAATGTATGCTAGAGTATCGTCATTAAATTTTATTTTGTGCTTTTCTGTTACTACTAAGTCTTTAATCTTTCTATAATTATCGCCTGAATCCCATTCTGCCCCGGCATCTGCGTCGTATGTTTTTTTAGTAACAAATTGATATTCGCCGCCGCCGTCTTTAATTTTATACTCAAATGTATTATCTGTTTCAGTAACTATAGTATAATAAGATGTTGGAGTTGTGTTGTCCTTCTTTGAAAGATCATAAAATGTAGTAGCATAAAATCTGCTTAATTTATCTGTATATCCGCAACGTTTGAAGTCAGCAAATACTTGATCCTTTAGATGAGTTTTGCCGCCTATTACTGTATCAAAATCTTTGTTTGATGTTAATCTATTAATAATGTCAATGTCTTTGTCGACAACATTAATCTTTTCGCCTGAGGTTGATACATCCATGAACTTACCGTCCTGTTCTGTATAACTGGTGTCAACACCAAAGTTTTTATATATCTTGCTCATTAGAAAAAGTTCAGTTTATTGAGATTTTTATTTTGCTTTTTAAACAAATCCCCGGTCGCTTCATCGAGTTTTTTATCTATTGCGTTAGCAATTAAACTACTAAAGAAGCCTCTACTTGCTGAATTGCCACCTGCTCTTATTAATGCGGCTGATTGTGGCTCTTTTTGCATCACGTCTCTGCCTGCCCTTTGTAACAAATTATCGGTAACAGTTATGTTAGATTGTTCTAACCCTAAAAATGCTTGTACTAATCCTTTAACTTTATCTTGTGATGGATCAAATACAGGAGCCTTGGTATAATCTTCTAGTAGTGATTCTAAATGACCCTGAGAAATTTCACCATCGGCCTGGCTTCCCTCTTTATATTTATAATTTAAGGTAGGACCGTATTCTAGTTTTTCATATTCAATAGTAAATGATATTTCGCTTGGTGCTCCTGAACTAGCATAATCTAGTTGCGTCATCTCTGCTGATACTAGTACTGGATTTAATGCTGTTGTTCTAGTTACATACTCTCCGTGTATTTGAAATACATGTATTGCTTTAAAGTAATTTTTCATGTCATTACTATGTATGTCTGGACCAGCACGATCAGAATCAAAGGTTTTTTCTGGAATGTCAGTAGCAGATGCGTCTAAATTTGCAAGTATTTCAGACGTTGCTACAACATCAGCATTATGGGTAGCCGAGTGCTTACTACCATATGGTCTTCTGCCTTCCATAAAATGATAGTTATAGAAATGTTGCCATAACCCGTACCATCTACTTTCAATGTCGTCATAGACTGACATTGTAAATGGTTTAAAGGTTTTAGTTAATATTACCGGTTTTAATTTATTATACTGATTACGTTTTTCTACAGTGATATCCACACTGGGCATATCAATTGCACGTACCAAAGATGAATAATGATAATCATCCCCCGGCTGGTGTAATCCGTCTTTGCCCATGTTGTTCAATTCGAAATATGTTACGAACTGAAACGGTAAACGTGGCGGTCTACCGGTCTTAAAACTTCCATACTGTTTACTAGCATGCCTAGGACCGGCTAGATATACGCCTTGTTGAACTTGTCCGCCAACGATCTCTTTCCAGAATTTCCCCATGGGTACTCCTCAACTACCTAGGTTAAACCTGAGTAGATGTGCCAGTGCCAAGTGGTGAAATTAATGGGAATGGATCACCTGCCGCAACTTTACCACCTAATGTATTTGGACCTGCTACATGTACAGCATTGTCATATCTTAATGATAAGTCAATGTTTACAATTTCACTTTGATCATATGAATGATCACTGTAATTAACTTCTTGTAGCATACAACCTTCAAGTTCCCACTGTTCAGTAGGTTCTGCGTTTGTACCGTCCAATACTTGGATAACCGCATCAAACTTATAATCGCCACCGCTAACTGCTGTGGTTTGTTCAAAGTGGTTAAACTGTCTTTGGATCTGTTGACCGACTAATGCGGCAACGGAATTTGTGATATCGTCACGTAAAGATAGGCTGATTGCATTCCATTCATGTTTACCTGCTATGTAGGCTCTTGAGTTATAACTATGAACTACAACTTCTTCCATTGAAAAAGTAGGTCTTGTTACACTGACTACATTTTGAGTTAGTTCGTCTGTTCTTCCACCAGCACCAAACCCTGTTAAGATTACACGGAATCTATATTTGAGTTTAGGTTGTAGAATTCCTAGTCGATTACCCTCAATTGGTACACCGAATTTATCTTTTGTTATTGCCATTTGCTTTACTCCTAATTAAGTATTACTCTCAATCTATATGTTTATTTATCATTTTCTGGCCAAAAATAAAGGGCGGGTAAAACCGCCCTTCATTATGATCAAATTAAGTTTAACTTGAACCCGTCTGTCCGAGGGTTGACTGAATTCTAATCGGTATATAAATAAACTCAACTGCTTTAGTTGGTTGTATTGCTATATCCAAGTATAGTTCGTTTCTGTCAATCCTTGCGGCAGTATTGTTAGTAGTATCGCAAACACTAATAAAGTCAAATAGACCTCTTAATGTTACAAGTTCTGACAACAATGAGTCAGCAACTCTTTTAACACCACTTCTAGTAATACCGTCGTTTGGCTCAAACAAGAAAGGCTTAACTGAAATATCTAATTGATATCTGATATAGTT